ACATAATCTTCTTCGATTGACTCAGTAACAACTTCTGTCTCCCATTTTGATTCTTTGTTGAATGAAACTCTGGCAGAATTTACAACTGTCAAATCGTCACCCATATGATTTACATAATCAACTTTCATAATAATCCTTTACAATTTTTAAAATTTTTATTTTCTGTTCTACTAAATTTGTACTAATCAAACTCTTATATTTCTTTATAACATTTTCATACTTCGGATAAACTACCACATCATTTACCTTTTCATTTAAAATTTTTGTGTAATTTAAAATCAAATCCAAAGTTGCCATTGTTTCGTGTGAAACTCTTTTTGAAATATATTCTTTTATAATGATTGGATGCTGACCGTCAATGGGAATAAATAATTCATCAAAATCTCCTGTGCTCTTACATAAAGATTTAATGTCTTGCTCAATAACATATGATAAACTTTCATTTCTTTTTTTCCATCCTTTATAATTTTCTTCATTGAAGTTGCCTACCCATCCTTTCGGTTCTTCTAAAAAGTTTGCAATGAAATAGTTTTCAACTTCTTCTTTGTATTTGTTTGATATTCTACTAAAGTAAAATCTATCCTTTCTTTTTATGAATGATTCTAACTTTGCGCCTGTCTTACCATTGTATTTTCTATAATCATATGTATTTGAATTAAAATGTGTTTTCAATGCTAAGTAAGTTTTATATGTATCAAACCCATCCATTATATTGGTAACTTTGAAACTCTCTCCAGATAATTAAAATTTGAGGCATCCGCTTCTATCTTATCTTTTAACGCTTTTGTTATCAAATCTTTTGCAGATTCATATGGTATTTCATACTCTTCGCAATAATCAATAATTGCTTCGATATAACTAATACCTTCTCTTTGAACTGTGCTTTCTATGATGTAAGAAAACTTTTTACGAGTCAGTAGTTCCAACTTTCGCCTCCATTTTAGATTCTAAGTCTTGAAAACTATTTTCTACAATATTTGTCAAAACATTTACAGCAACCTCTTCATACTTTTCTTTTTTCAACTTTCTGTTCTTTTCTGAAATTACTTCATATTCAAAAGAAACTGACATGTCATCGTCGTCAGATTCAATAAACTTTATCTCGCTGTAATGTATGGTTTTACCTGAGTCTTTACCGCTTAGACATTTTACATCCATTTTCATTATACCATCGTCTCTGTTGGCATCGATGATTTCAAATTTCATAATTTCTTTTTTCTTAGGCATACCACATCTCCAAAGTTTCATTCAATAAAGGTATGTAATCACTTTTATCATGCACAAAAGTTTGCACAGTGCCGTCTTCGGTTACACACATAATCACTATCTGATCAATTGGTTGACCTGTTCGTTCTTCGAACATTTGAGCATAAGCAGTTGCTTGAATATAATATGATTCATTCCATTTTTCCTCACGCTCTTTTCTTGATGTCTTGAAATCTATAATAGACAACTTTCCATCATATTCAGCAATACAATCGACACGACCTGCCAACCTGAGTTCATCAGACCACAAAGCAACTTCCTGAGAATAAATGTTATTTATTTTTTCATCAAGAACAGGTTTCAATTGATTGAATAAACAAAGAGACAAAAACCTACCAACGCCGTAAGTTTGAATCATGCTATCCTCTTCGTTGTTTAAATAATATTCACAGAAGTGGTGAACCTGAGTTCCTCTAGTTGCGGAAGTTCTTGATATATGATTTGCCACATCTTCGCCAACTCTGTTTCTCCATTCTTGAATGCCATCATTTTTACGAACTGACAAAACAGTTGTGATTGATGGATAGTAATTACCTTCAGGTGTTTCGTAGTGTCTTTTGCCGTTGATGTTTTTTGTTTTAATATCTGGTATTGAATTTGAATTTAAGTGATTAAAGGTTTTAGTCCTTTCAAAATTTAACATAATATAAGTATAACCTAAAAGTCAAAAAAAGTAAACAACTTTTTTTATAATTCTAAATCTTGCCAATTTTTGTTTGAAAGTTCAAATATACCTTTGAGTTCGGTTGGATATTTTGCAACACCGTATGTTTCTAAAATATTTTCTTCAGAAAAAACAAATGGTCTACCTTTCACTCTTGACATAAACTCACCGCTTTTACCAAAGATTGCGCCACCTTGCTTTGAATTTTTACCAAATCCCGGATAACCATTTGGACATTTGTTTGTACCAAATAAAGTTGCGGCACTACCTGCTTCACCAAAGATAATAGAATCTTGCTCAAACTCTTGACCAAGTTTCATAAGCGTGTTTTTCAAGTTACCTTTATCTTGTATGTCTACAACTAAAAAAGAACTTTCACCTACCTCTTTGGCATCCTTTGTGCCATAGTTTTCAATGTAAGAACCTTTTATTTTTGTGACTGAATAACCTTTTGCTCGTAACTTTGAAAGTAAAGATTTATTTCTTTGAAGGTTTTGTTTTTTTGTGTATGGTTCACCTGTACCACATTCAGGTGCAAACCTGAATGCAGTTATGGTACCATAATCATGTTTTCTAGTTTGTCGATAGATTCTTGACAAACTAGATTCGTTTACATAATTTTCGAAACTTTTCATTTAGTAATTTATACCAGCATCGTATTTTGTTTTTCCATCACTACGTCTTGTTGCGGTAAGTGCTTGCTTACGATTCTTTCTTCTTGTAGTGTGTGATACGTGAACCCATCCTGAGTTTGGGTCACCTTTTGTATGAAACTCTAAGATGCACTGATCAAAATCTAAATTCATACAAATCCAGTCAGCGAGTTCGCCGTTTGATTTTCCCATAATTTCAATATCTGCTGCTTCACCTTTTGAGTGTTGTGATTTGCTGGATCCACCGATTGCTTCATTTAGTGCTTCGCTTCGATAACCAGATGTAACTGTTACTACTCCAAACTCATCACGAATTTTTTGTAGGACATTTTCTGCCAATGCTTGTGCGCTTTCTAAATGCTCTTCGGGCATTGAGTTGTCAATACCTTTTCTTGATGCTGTTTGTGATTTGATAAATTCTGACACTGTAAAGTTTTTGCTTAATCTCATTTATTCTATTCCTAGTTTTATTTTATTTATAAGATAGTTCCTTACAATCCCAGACCTAACAATGTCTGCAACTGTAAATTCGACGCAAGAGAATTCTTCCATCTTATTTAAAATACTTATAAAAACTTGCATGCCTTCTTTTTCTGAATTCTTTTGCAAGTCTGTTTGAAAAAAGTCACCGCAAAAAATTACTTTTGAATTTTGACCAATACGAGTCATGATTGTGTCAAGTTCATGAAAGTTTAAATTTTGGCATTCATCAACAATCACAATTGAATTGTCCAACGTAACACCTCTTAAAAAAGATGTGGTCAAAAACAAAACGGTGTCTTGTCGTTTCAATTGATCATATAAATGCATGAATGATTGCTCAGTTGGCATCTCAAACATAAACTGTACCATGTTTTGATAAGGCACTTGAAATAATATTGTTTTGTCTTCTTCGTCTCCCGGAAGAAAACCAATATCACGTGTTGGCACTGCTGATCGAACAAGTATAACTCTTTCATACGGTGTTCTGTCATTTAGAACTTCTTTCAATGAATTATACAATGATATAAATGTTTTACCTGTGCCAGCGGCACCGTACAAAAATAAGTTCTGACCTTTTTCATATTCGTCGAACGCAATTTTCTGATTGTCAGTTATTGGTTCAACCTTGACAAGATTCTTACTTGTTATCTGTAATTTTTTACCCATTGTTAATCCTTTTGTTATTGTCTGTAATTGCTTTTTCTGTTTTCATTTCTTTCACAGATTTTCTACGATATCTATCAGCAAGTGGACTGTTTGGATGTGCGTCTGCTATTCGATTTAGATTGTCTTTCCAACCTGAATCTGTTCTGCTATCGACAGAACCAACTCCACCTATGATTGAAACAGTTTCATAAATCTGAACTATGTTTGGATCTTTTGTCAATTCTTCCATTTGAGATATTGACATAAAGTCTTCCCATATTTCGTTTGTTTCTTTATTTTGAAATTTGTATGTTGGCATTTTTTACTCCGAACCAAGTTGGTGTTGGTCTATTTTTCCATGTCGCAAAGCGTTTCTTTGCTACGTTATAAAAGTTTCTGTATGCTTGCAATGAATTATTTGTTACCATACATTCAGGAAATTGTTTCATTGCTTGCGGTATCGGTGTTGTGTGACCGAATGATGGACAATTTTTAGGTGGGTTCATAATCAATTCAAAGTCTCTCTGTGAACCATGCACTTTACCGTAACGGTAAGTGTATTCTTTGAGACAAGCAACATAAACTTTGTACATCAAATCATAATTTTCTTGACATTCACGCAACCATATATTTGTTGGATGGTTCACATGAGAAGCGAGAAAAAGTTTTTGATCTAAGGTTTGATTAGGGTGTTTCCATCTTTTGATCTTACGATTGTTTGCCGTAAGTTCATAACTCATCGTACCATCTAAAACACGATGTGCAGTGGATAAACACTGCTTGTATTCTGTAACCATTTTCACTATGTGACGATCACAATGAAATCTTGCACACTCCTCTGGATCTTCGCTCAAATAAAAGAAATTCATAATTCACCTCTACATTTTATAAAATATATGCTTGTTGATTTTTATCGTTCTGTATTTCTTATTCGCCCAAAATGGATTCACGTAATCGGCGTGATAGTGTGTGGCATACTTAGTGATTGATTTTACAGATTCTTTGTTTTTCATAATCTGTTTTGCCAAAAGATGTATGTTTCTATAAAACTCTTTTTCTTTTGGTTTGTCTGGTAGTTTGTCGCAAGTCCAACTGAACTGGCATTTGTTACTTACTTTTGGATTCGCAGAACCTTGATATATGACACCACAAATTGAATTTGGATATCTTTTGTCTGCAACTCTATTCAGAACAACCGAACTTACTGCTAACATTCCTTTATAACTTTCACCTCTCGCCTCATGATACATATTCATTGCGAGACAATGAGACTCCTTTTTCATTTCATACCCTTTAACTTTTTGTGTAAAAGATGGGTTCGCCAAACTAATTACAATCGCTAATTTTACCAACATTTCCTCCATTTAATTATTTTTAATAAAATTTTCATCCCAATCAAACGCTTCTCTAATCACAACGGCACTTACTTTGTACTCATTATGAACTGCTTGGTCTTTAACCAAACCTAGAAACTTTGCTTCATCTTTATGTAAAGATTCAAGCAATTGTATAAACATATTTTCTCTTTTGAATTGTGGTAGTTTATCGTTACCACCTTTCAAGAAATTGTATAATGTTTTTGCACTCTGTTCTAATCTTGAATGTTCTGTACCTTCAGGTGCTTCGTTTTCAATATACGGAACATCACCTTCTGGTAATAACCATTTGATGTTTGTATCATACGCCGCTTTACATATCATTCTTAATTGTGGCGAATCGTATTGTTTCAATACGTCAACTTTCTTTTTCTTTACGTTACCGTTACTTGCTTTTTTAAAAATCTCACTTATAAGTGGTCTATATGTTTCTTCCATTTCAAAACTCCGTTAATGTATCCATTAAATTTTTTAGTCTATTCTTTACAAAGTAAGATAATAATTTTGATCTACTTTGTGCTGTTGTTTTCAAATATACATCGACACAATTTGATTGTATATTTTCAGGTATGTATTCCAAGTCAATCAACATTTGATTTCTTTGATAATTTCTCAGCATTTCTTCAGTACAAAAACTTTCAGGTGGCAATGTCACCCAGTTTTCTACTTTCTTTTTTTGCAAAGGTGACTGACGAATGCCATCGGCAATTGAATTGTCCTTCGACAAAAAGTTTGGTATACCATCGCTCACATCACCTTGCATAATATGTTGTTTGATGTAACAAGCAGGGTCTTCGCATTCAACCATTTTTTTCATGACTGGATTGTATTGATGCACGAAAGTGTGTTTTTGTAATTGTTTGAAATCTTTGTCACCAGAAATAATCAATATCTTAGAATCTGTATCGTTTTTTGCATAATAATTTACAATCGAACCAATGATGTCATCTGCTTCTGATTTTTCAATTTGTAAAACCTTATATGGAAAGTTATCAGACAATTCATCTTTGATTTGATGTAAAGTATTAAATATAGATTGCCAATCAATTGAAGACTTTTCTCTGCCTTTCTTTCGATTGATTTTATATTGTGGAAAATAATCTCGTCTCCACGTATTGGACGAATCATAACATAAAACAAGTTCACCATAATCTTGAAAAAACTTTTGTCTGTAAGACCTAAGTGAATTCAAAATCATATGACGAATAAGTTCAATGTCAATGCTCTTGTGTGTATTTAAATGTACCATGAGGTTACTGATTGTAACCTGACTCATATCAACTAATATCATAATTATAATTCTCGTTTGTTACTTCTTTTTTTCTCCCGTATATTTCTTCTTTTTACAGAAACTTTTTTTCTATGACTAATTGATGAAGGTTTTTCATAATACCTTCTTTGTTTCAATTCAATCATGGTGTCTTCTTTTTTGAGTTTAGACTTCAACTGTTTCATAGCAACTTCGATGTTATTATCAAATACATGAACAATTGTACCTTCACCTAACCCATATTTATTTTTATATTGCATGGTAGTCTTATTTATAGAGATATAATAGCACATAATGAAAAGATTGTAAAGCACTTTTTTATCATTTTTACACTTTTTTTCATAATTTGAACTCAAATTTAGGTTGTTTGTGCATCCAATCAAAGAATTTGACGTATTCGAGTTCCCTTTCTTTGCACATATCCAGATAATAAGGTATCTGATTATGGTCTATTTTACCAGAAGGAACAGGGATTGAAACGCCTGCTGTCTCGATTAATCCTTCGTTTTTCCAAGTGTTACCTTTCAATACTAAGAATTTACACTTTGCTTTTGCGGCAGCATATAGTTCATGATGCCTACCTGTAATAAACCAATTTGTAGACCTTAGAGTGTTTACCATAAAATCCCATTCATTTACAAATATGTCAAGAAACGGAACGTCCTTTACTCTGTAATCGTTATTGAAAAAGAACTTACCAGTGATTAGTTCATTTGATTCTTTTTCTTCATAAGTCACATCATTGAAAAAAGATAAGTCTATATTTACATGAGATTTTATATCACTATTCATCAATTCTTTTTGTGATATAATTTCTCGAACAGAAATATAAGTGTCTTGTAAAACTTCTTTGAGTTCGTTATCGATACTCATTGCTTGCCAAACAGTATTGATTAGAAAGGTTTTTTTGCCTCTTCTTTTTGCATATCTAAGTGTGTCTAATAATTTATGAGCGTGTGGTGCGTCATGATGCATTGTGCCTTCGCCGTTTACAATTACAGCATCTGACATTTCAATTTTATTTTTATATTCAGAAACTGAATTATAAACTCCGTTACCAAAAACGGAATCTATAATTTGATGATTATTTGAAATCAAATTGTTATGAATATAATCCATAACTTTTGCACAACCTTTATGATACTTTGAAGTGTTATTGAAAATTATTACTTTCATTTATTCATACTAATAAAATATTCAGCGTCAATCACTACCAGCGGTTTCTTACCATTTCTTTTCATAACTACGATTGGTTCATAGTTACCTGAGTTTACCTTTGCTTGATCATACGCATCCCAGACATTCAACTTTTCTACATTCTTACATTCAATAGAGAATGGAAACTTTTCTCTCGCCGCACGTGCCAACATAACGTCTTCTCCCTGTGCACCCATCGAACGTGATTCAACGTCTTCAGGATGAACATCAAGTGATTCAATTAGTTGGTCACGAACCCATTGTTGTAACCTGCGACCCTTTGCTTTTGCTGATGAAGTTTTCACTCTTTCACCCACTTTGAACGACCTAACTTGTAACCTTCAGGTTCAGTTCCTTCATACCCTAAATAATTATCGATACCATTTGTGTACCATCTTTTACTTTTATGCCCACCGAAACTTTTTTTACCTTTCTTTTTTTCGCTAAGATTTTGTTTTAGTTTTTTTGGTCGCCCTTGATAATAACCGTCTGGTTGTGTTCCGGGTTCACCATAGTAACTTTCAACGCCGTTTGTGTACCATTTGAAACCTTCTACAGCAGATTTTCCATACATACCATTTTTTTCACCGAAAAATTTTTTTGCTGGTCTTCCGATAGTTGGTAGAAAACCTTTTACCCATCCTTCTGGTAACTCATGTAATCTTTTCACTTCTTTTGTTTCAGGATGGTAACACCAAAACGAACCTTTATATTTTTTTCTGGTTGCTTCGCCGCCTTTTTTACTACAATTTTTAATCACTTTTTTTAGAATTTCTTGTTTACTCATCATTTTTGATAATCCCTGCCATGCGAGATAATCTTCTTTTTTTCCACACTTTTCATAAAGTAATCTATGTTGTTCAGCATGTTCTTCGATAGTCAACTCGACAATGTTACTTGGATCGTCGGTTCCACCCATATGCTTTGGTATAATATGATGTTTGTGTTTGATCATAAAATTATTTATAATCATATGCTCACTGCTACAATAAAAAATCACATATCCCTAATGAATACATAAATTATGTAAACCATTGTCCAGAAAACCAAATACAATCCAGTAAACTTTACCGCATTGATTGTATAAGGTATCTGCCACCAAAAAACTGTAAGTGATGACACCGCAAATGCACAAAACATAAAGGTGCCATATTCTTTCGAAAATTCAATAACTCTTTTTGTTACATCAATAATCTTCGTCGTCGTATTCTTCAATTTCATCTAAATCAAGTTCCTCACCACAAAATGGGCAACAAGTCACTTGATAGTGACTCTCTGCCAGCGAATGAATAATGGTAAAATCTGCGTCACAATTGTCGCAACAAAAAACTGCTTTCATATACATTCCCTTTTATTTATTTTGTTAGATCAACGACTTCACAAGCACCTGCTGTACAAGCAAGTTCTTTGTTACCAGTAGTATTGTCTTCTTTCTCAAAATTTGATAGTAACGCCCAGTCAATTTCTTTTGGCATTTTTTCTAGCAACTCATCATATTCTTCTTTTGTGCAATCTTGGTAAGGTGCTTGACGATATGTGTGATCGCTAAAAGGTAAAAATGATATACCAGATATTTCATCAAAGTGATCATACACCCACGACCCAACTTGTAACCATTCGGGTTCTTTTACAGAAATAGTTACCGATGGTTTGTGTTCGCACCAATGTCTTTGATAAGTCAACCAAAGTTCTAACTGTTCAATAGCATTCATGTCATATCTAAAAATAGCATTCTTAGGTGACTTCATTGGAAAACTAAAAACCATTGTATGATCAGGTTTCATTACGTCTGGTTCGCATGGATAACCGGCATCTTGCATAAACTGGCATAACGGATCTTTTATATCTGCCCGAACTGTACGAATATAATATGGATTGTGTCTCGCATGAATACCAGATGCTGAGTCAACTAACTGTGAAACTGTACCGCTTGGTTTGACGCAAGTGATTGAAGCAGATGGATTTATATTCAGGTGTTCAGCAAATTCAATATTTGTAGAATATGCAACTTCCCTAAGATTTTCAAGCAACGATTTCAAATCCATTGTGCCATCTTCGGTTTTATGAGAAGATTTACCAGATGTATATTTGTTATCTAAAATACCTGTCAATGAAACGCCTAACAATCTTTCTTCTTCACAGTTCTTTTTCCATTCTTTTGATAGATATTTGAAATCAGTCAATGTAGATTGAAATGTGCCAAGGATTGTGGCAAGTCGAACTTTCTCTTGTAAAGTTTCAACTGTATCGTCTTCACGAATTACAACTTCTGTCAAGTTACAAAACTCCCTTGGTCTAAGAATAATTTCAGAACATGGATTTGTACCAAAGTTATCAATCGGTATACGTCTTTCAAAACCAGCAGTCTCATTTAGTTTTTCTGCTTGCTTTTTTGCCGCTTGTGAATTGTATATTCCCCTTTCACCTGACTTTGAATCATAGAGAGAAACCCATTCACGCATGAAAGTGCCAATGTCTGGTTTGTTTTCATAAGCAACTGAGTTGTTTGCCAATGCTCGTTGTGCTTCGTTTTCCCACCATGAACCTGACTTAGCGTGACGCATTTGTTCGTCTGATAAATCAGAAAGTGAAATCAAAGCAGAACGGCGAACGCCACCTACGACAACAATTTCTGCAATCTTACAAGCAATGTCATGACATTCAACTGATCGAAGTTTTCTACCTGCTGATCTTTGAAATAAGTCTACACAAAACTGAAAAAGGTCAATTAATGGTTCTGGTCCAGATGCACGACCGCCGAAAGTTTTCAACTTTGCACCTGCTGGTCTAACTTTTGACACATCCCAGTTTGGAATTTGACCGTTGTATAATAATGAGATAAGTTCTCGTAAAGATTTTGCCCATCCAGTTTTCGAGTCTGGTACGACAATCGTTGTATCGGTTGGACTAAATTCGTCTGCAACTGAAGGAAGTTTACTTACATGTTTTTGTTCGACAGAAAAACCAACGCCGGTTCCATTCATGAGAATGTACATAATTTCATCAAATGATCTTATCGTGTCAATTGGAATAAATGAACAATTATAACCAGCAACATTTTCACCTTCAAGTGCTGGTCCAGCAGTCATCATTGCTCGCATTGATGGCATGACTTTTTGTGATAATATTGCTTTGTATATTTCGTTTCTAAGTTCTGCTGGTATATCATATCCATATTTTTCACGGACATGGTTATACATGAAACTTGTGTATCTACTTACAGTTTCATCCCATTTTTCTCTTCTTTCATCACCTTCTCTCCATCTTGCGTATCTCGACAAGTGAATAAATTTTTGATAATCGGTCGGTAAACCGCCATGTTCTTCTAACATACACTATCCTTCTTTACTTTTTAAATTTTTTTCCAGTTTGATAATCTGGTTTTTGCTTCTAAACCTGAAAAGGTATTTTTCTTTATGACATTCAAAATATTGTTTATATTCATACCAGAAACTACCATATCATTTATATCTTTTTGATGAATGTCTTTATCCCAAATAACAACCCTATAACCTTCGTCTATACACTTGTCTAATTGTTTGACAATCTCTTTATTTCTTGGTTCGTTATCTGGAACTAGAATACTTTTATTTTTATACTTAGGAACTCTAAGATCAGAATGGCAAACTGCAATTGAGTTTGGTAAAAACATACTATCTATTGGTCCTTCTACTATAAACATATCTTTATTACAATCTAATTTATTTAAACCAAAAATCTTTGATTTGTTTTTATCTAACATAGTTGTATAATATTTTGGTTCCTCTTTTCCAAATGACCTTGCTTGGAAACCAAAAAGTTTACCTTCTTCATCGAGAAAAGGTATGATCAATCTTGGATGGTCATTGTCGATGTGATTATATTTAGTGTCATATTGACTCGCAAATTCAAAAAAAGTCGGTGCAAAATATAAATTTTTATATTCAATTTTTGGTATTTTTCTTTTTTCAATTATACGAATGACAGGATGATCCGGATGCAATTCATATAAAGATTTTAGTTTCAATGGTTTGAATTTAGGTTTGCTTGTATGAATATCTGCTTTTGATTTTTTGAATCTCTTCTTGTCTGTGAATGTTTCTTTGACATAATCATTATAAAGATTAGTGTCAATAAACTTTAGAAGACCTTGCACGTTCGTTGTAACGCCGCAATTGTGACATTTATAGACAAGGGAACTATTCATTCTGAATACGTAACCTCTTGCTTTTCTTTTGTTTGTTTGAGAATCACCGCAATACGGGCAACGAAAATTAAATAAAAAATCTCCTTTCTTTTTAAACATTTGAAGTTTACTAGAAAGGAGATTAAGATATTTTACATCAATAAAAGAAATCACTATAATAAGTATAATATAAAATGCAAAAAAAGTAAAGTCTTTTTTTTATTGCAATGCAATCGCAGAAAGTTGTTGTACGAGAAACCCAACTGCTGTTGCGCCTCCCATAATTAACCATCTCCATTTTTCAAGACTGTGAATTCTATTTTTCAACGTCTCAATCTGTTCGCTTTCGTATCTTTGAAGTTCTTGATCTGCTTTATTAGATTTGTCTTCGATCTCGTCAATGATACCTTTTATCTTATCAACTTCTTCAGACATTCTTTGATGAACAAATTTGAATTTGTCTCTGAACTCTTTTTCTTGTTCAGTAACCTCAGATTCAACTCTGTTTATTTTTTCATTATGTACAGCAAGCATCGTATTTAAGGAGGCAGATAATGTTGCAATGCTATCCATTGCGCCATCTAATTTAGTATTTATTTTTTTGAACTCACCCACTTCTCGCTTCATGATTTCAACTTCAGTTTCTATACTCGCCATTTATTTCCCTTTGTTTTTTGAATTTATTATTATAAACGTCATGATTAAAGAAAAAATCCAAACTAGGATACCCACATATCTATTTATAAATTATTTACGATATGTCAGACTACTATTTTTATGAGAACCTTCAAACCATGCGACTGTAAAGTTTGTGATTTTTAGAGAATCAATATTTTTATATGAAAAAATATCGACGTATACGCTACCTTTACCGAAAATTGAATGATAACTAATTACACCATGATCTGTGATTTGCACAACTGAAAAACCTTTTTCTTCGCTGTCAAAAAAAGTGGTGATATTTTCGCCTTTTGGTTTTACGTCAAGGCAATCACACAACTCAGATGTGTATTTTTTCACATATTCTTGATTTGCAATCAACATTGGATTGCAGTTTGATACATCTATTACATATGTCATTGCTAGACATTTTTCTACTTCAACAAAATTCATAATATTATTCCCCTGCGTCAACCATTTCAAGACCACTTTCTTTGAAGAAAAACATAACGGTTGTCCTCAAAAATTTTTCGTCTTGGTGTATTATTCTTTGTATGTTCTCTTCTTCTACAAATTTAAAAAACTTTTTCACAAAAGAAGAATTCAATCTAAATTTTTCTTTTGGTACAATCGTGCTTATAACAAAATTTTTGATTGTTTGCATATCAAACTTTATCAAAAAATATATTCCATTATTTAAAACTTGAACGTCAATTGTGCAACTTGAATCGAAAGAAAAATATTCTCTTCCCAGTCCCGGAAAGGTAAAATGTAAATCAGACTTTTTACCAATCTTTTCAAGTGCCTTGACTCTTTTATCCCATCTATTTGATTCTAAGTATTGCATCTCTACCTGCGTCGTATCCCATTTGTAAAACCTCTTTATTTTTAATCACATCAAAATCCAGCGGTGAATCATATGGATCTTCTGGCATAAAAACAAAATGATAATTTAGTTTTTTACCTTTGCCATTTTTAAATGTTATGTGATTATTCACTTGCCTGTTGTAAAAAGCACGAATGTCATCTCTAAGAGTATTGCTGTAAACGGTGTTTATAATTCTTTTTGCAATTGCAACTATATTATAATCTTGCGAAGTAGCGTCTTCTATTGAACCTAATTCTTCTTCTTTCAAAGTGCAAACAACAAATATGTGTTCAGTTTCTTCAATATTTTTTACCGCAATTTCAATTGGTATTGGTTCAACCAACGCTCCGTCAATACAGCGAATACTTCTATAATCTCTATGAAACATTCTCACTGGTTCAAAAACGAACGGTATACTTGCAGATGACAAAATACCATTATACATTTGTTCAGCAGATGACGTTTGATTATAAACATAATGTTTTGTGCCACGTGTTATATTAGTTGAACAAGTGAAAAACTTTATAGGCGAATTTGTTACATCATGTATGGAAAAACCACAATTTTGCATAATTCGATACAAAGGTAAATTTGCAATGCTCGCTTTTGTGTATATGTCATAATACGTAATCGGATTAAAAAAGTTTCGATACTTTACAATATTTTTTTCAAATTCATATTGATTTAGAAAATAACTTTCTGCTTCTTTCATTTTATGAGCACAAGCGGCGGCACCTACAATAGCACCGATACTTGTACCGCTTATACATTCAATATTTTTATAATAACCATGATCAAAGAGTGCGTCCAAGAAACCTACTTGAAAAGCACCTTTTACTCCACCTGCGGACAGGACAACGGATATATTTCTCATATTATTATTATTTATTGTTTTTTTCTACCATATACCACCTTTTACGTTATTGTAACCTTGGAAATCTTCTTTACAAGTTGGTGTGCATTGGTCATATGGTAAGTAATAAAAATCAGTTGTGTTATTTTCGTCTTTCATAATATGCATGTCATAACACGCACCTCGTTTTCCATCACGAAAACGAATCATGAAAAATTTCTTAACTCCGGGATGTTTAGATTCGCCATATTCATACCTACAAATTTCGCCGCTTGTTTTACCATATGTTTTATTTTTTGGTTCTGGTGTTGACTTACATGATATAATCATTGTTATCAACAAAATATAGATTGTATGTTTCATATTCATACCTCCGTACAACTCTCTAATAATAATTTATATTATTGCAATATTCTATACCCAGTTTTTTGTAATAATCTCGCCTGATCTTTTTTACCTTGTTTTAGTTTTCTTTTACCAACATATGTTGTAAAGTCTTTACCAATCATATGGTCGTATTCATGTTGAAATACACGACAAGTCAATCCAGTAATTTTCTTTTCTATTTTGTTACCTTCATGATTTGTATATTCAACTTTGATTGTCTTTGATCTTTCTATGTCTAAAAATAAAAACGGATACGTCAAACAACCTTCACCGAAAAATACTTTCTCAGGTTCTTCTTCAACTATTTTTGGATTGAAACAAAGTTCTGAAATCTTTTTCTCTGGATCGGTATACATTGTAAATGCTCGAATAGCAAAACCAATTTGATTTGCAGACAAACCTATACCTCCGTATGATTCCATGTTATTATCTAACATTGCTTTCAAGTCACCAAGTGACATATCATATTTTTCTTTGAGTTCTTCTTCGGTTGTCTCTAGCAACTCTACCTGAAGCAACTCATGTTTTGGTTCTAACAACTTATAAACCATTTTATACCATCCTACTAAAATTATTATTCTTTTCAAATTTGATTACTGAGCGAAACTTGTCATAAAGAATGTCACCTTTGTGACTAATAACAAAAACATTTTGATTTTCAAACGTATTCAATATTTTTAAAAAATCATCTGTTCCTGTTCCGTCTAAACTCGAATCAAAAATCTCATCCAGTATCAATAAGTTTGTGTTCGTTGAATTTTTCATTCTTGCAATCTGTCTCCATGTAAAAAGTAGCGACAAGTCAATACGCATTTTTTCGCCTTCGCTAAATG